GCTCCAGCTTTCTCCGTTTGCTCCATCTAGGTATTTACCGGCAACGTAGATTTGATCGACGCAACGGCTTTTGATGTAGCGAATGGTGAGCTTGCCTTTAGGAAGTGGTAGTTTCATAGCGGTGTCGTGTGACGCGCAAAGAATAGTCGAAAACCTTGCAAAGTGTAAAGCATAAATCGCAATTATTTTTCAGATGTTTTATTTTTCTATATTCTACAAAGGTTCCACGGCGGGAAATCTGCACTTCCCAATCGGGAAATCTGCGGGAAATGCGCGCGATTTACGTCCAATGATACCGATTTTACGTCTGGTGATACCGGTAAATCGCATGTTGACAATCGCTCGCTTACTGGTATCTTTTGCTCGCCTATCTGCCACGATGCAGAAAAGGATACGGATTCGCTCTGTGGCTCCAGCAACGATTCCCGCCCCGATTGAAAGTTGACTTCATGCCATCGCGAAAGCTAGGTCGGGTGCGGGTTTCCATTCTCAGCAGATCCCCCACGCCTCTCAACGATGCGCACCTTGGGGGATATTTTTTCACAAAACTGATAGAAAAAACCCCGCCAGTGGGAGCTAGCGGGGCTGAATGGCTAAGTCTGGTTCGCTTCGCAAGAGTCGCGCAACTAGCACTGTCGCGGGAAAACCTAGCGCAATCGGGCGATGAGTCAAGGCATAATCACGCTTTGCCAGTAGCGTCCGAGTAAGCGTTTGCAGACTTGCCGTTGTGGCTGATTTTGCGCATTTTCAAAACTCCATTTTTGACCTGCTTGGATAAAAAATCCTGAGCTGTTCTCGGGTTCATTTTGTATTTTGCGCAAAACTCCTCGGTTGTAAATTCATCGGGTCGAATCTTCGTTGTCATCAGTTCGCCCATCTGTGCCATGAGCTTCTCAGCGTTTCCTATCTTCTTCATGTTACTCTGCGGTGTAAACTCTCGAATGAACAATCGGCAGCTCGGTTTTGTCCTGATTCCGTGCGTCGAAAATGATCGCTGAAGGCTGCGGGATAGCGTCTGGCACGACCTTAAATCCGTAGCGTGTCAGCCCCTGCCATGCACCGGTGATTGCGCTGATCTGATTGCCGTCTTGCCAGATGCCGTGCCTGTGCCGGTGAGCGCGAATCATAACGTCTGGCACTCGCTTCTTGGCTCGCGCCCGTGCGTGGGTTAGGTTGCCTAGCATGATGCTGTGCGCCGATGCCTCAAGATATGTCCGAGCTGTGGCTGAGATGTGGTGAGCGAAGTTGTAGAGCTTGGTGTTCATCTCCAGATCCAGAACGTCCCATGCGTGTTGCCCGTTGGATTTGTTTTTGCTAGCACCTAGCGCACGGCCGACAGCGATCTCCTGATTGAGCGTGTGCGATTCCGTCCCCTTGATGATGTGGATCGAAGATGACCGTTCCATCAGCTCGCTGAGAATCTGCTTCACCGCCGTCACTTGGTCGCCTAGATCGGGTGTCATGACCTGTAGCGTTTTGTGGTGGATGCCGTCCACGATGTCGCCGTTGATAACGATGTCGTATGGATGCCCATCCGTAATTTTTGCCACCCATTCGTTCATATCCAGCCAGCATTTCCATAACCATTTCTGGAAATGATTCTGACCGATGGGATTGCCTTCGTTGGAGATAAAATCCGAAGGCCACAAGCCCACGGTTGACCCCACGTGGAGATCGCTTAGAACCAGAATGAGCCTGTTTGTAGTTTTCATAGTTATACGGTGAATGCGATCCAATCGCGAACGTCTTTGATGTTGCGAGTCCTTATCATGACGCATCCGCCATCACGCGAACCTTTGGCGTTTGTGTTGCCTTCGATTGTCTGGAAATTGCCAGATTTTGTCGGCGCTGAAATCGCAATGCCGCAATGGCTCGTGGAGTGTAGCGAGAAGATGCCGATTGCTTCGCCTGTGTGGCTCCTACGCGTCTTTGTGCTGCGATCCTGAGCGAGTGACCACTCATCGAAGCCGTAAGCCGCTGCGGTCTTTGGGCGCGCGAATGTGAGCTTGCTACCATGCTCCTTTTCCCATCGTGCCATTGCCTCGCGAACGACCCAGCAAATAAACGCTGCGCACCATGGCCAGCCCGTGCCATCGAGTGACGTAGCCGCTTGGTATTGTTGCACGCGTTTGCCCGTGTTACTGTAGCCGACTTCCTTCGTGCCGATTTCCTCGGTGGCAACTTCGCGGATGTGTTCGCTGAGTGTTTTCATAATGCTTTGCTGTGGACTGTCTTGTCCTTCTGCCAAAAGTCCAAGCCGAAACCCATCACCGCTTGGTAATACATTTCAGAAAGCGGAAAGCGATCCTTGCGCATGAGCGAGCGGAAAAGCCCGTTGACCTGCTCAAACGTTAGTTTGAAATGCTTTGTGGCAGAGAACTGGAAAAGCACATCGTGAACTAGCGATGCGTGGACGTTGCTCGCTGTGTCTGGAGTGCCGAGCCAAACGCCAAGAACCTTACGCTTCGGGCTGCATCCGTTCCACGCGTAGCCTTGTGAGACGTAAAGTATGCCTTCTTCAATCGTTGCCCAGACTCGCCCAGAGCGGTCACAGAACGCCGCATTGCGGTGGAAGAACGGGATCGGCGTGGCGACAATGCGTTTAGTGACAAAGCGATAGACATTGCTGTCAGTGGTGCGAACGTAGTCTGTGCCGAGGTGGATCATTTGTCAGGTGATTGAATTTTTCTCCAGAAGCACCCATGCGCCCCGCATCCACCACTCAAGCGTGTAACGTCTTTTTCGAGAGCTTGAATGCGATACATGAGAAGCGAATAAATCAGTTTTCCCAATGCGCCAACGATGCCGCAAAGCGAGAGAAAACCCGTCAATGCCCATCCGATCGGGATCGTGAAAGTTGCGTCATTCATAATTCAGGCTCAGGCTCAGGTTGTGGCTCAGCCTGTGGCTCGGTATAACTAAATGCAGTGCCATCATTGGAGTAACCCTCTGGCATTGCAATCGGCACACGAAACGCATGACCTGCATCTGCAAGCCACTCATTGACGGTTGTAGCCATTAGGTAGTGCTTTGTGTTGCGCTCATTGGCAAGCGCGTAGTCTGCGTTCAAGTCGGAAACAATCGCCTCGGGCGTGCGACCGACGAAGCCTAGCAGCTCATTGACCTCTGGTTTGAGATTCCAGAAACGGTCGTATGATTCAGACAATACCGTGGCGAGATGCACGATACCCTTGAGCGTTTGAGACTCAATGGCAGCGTTTTGATAATTGATCGGGAGTGGTTGGAGTAGGGACATATTATTAATTTTTACCAAGATATAAATTCAAGGGATGACCAGATAACATACATGTTTTGACTGGCTTCTTTAGCTTCTGTATTGCAAATTAAAACTGGTTGTGTTACGGTTACTGATCCAGTCGGGCCTGCCAATGTTTCAATCAAAGTCCCGTTTCTGTAAAAACTATAATTGCCAGCTCCATCACCATAGATGGCTAAATGATCATTTGTGTTGGTGGTACGTGTAACCGTTGCAGTGGTTGTTCGTAGAGTTGTGCCATCATGAGTTTGACCGTAAAGGTTAGACCCTACTTGTAACCATCCGAAGCCGCGACTTGTTAATGCACCAGTAGTGTAGGCTGTGCTTGATGCTGGCCAGAATGTCCTGCCTTGGTTTAGCGTTCCAGAAAATGCGCTACCAGAAGTTCCATGTAAAAGAAATTTTCGCGAAAAGTTTATAGTTTCTCTCGATCCTGTTGACATGCTCAAATATGAGCCAATTTTAAGCGTGGCGTAATTGTTCAAAGTCCCACCGCATTGTATTGTTATTATGTTCGCAACTGAGCTATTATTTCCTCCGCCACTAGCAACAAAATTAACTCCACTTAGTCCAGAACTTTGAGGCATCACACGGTAAATCATTTTGCCAATGTTTAGCAAATCGGTCAACTCCTTATTCATCACCCGATCCGCAGTGCTTGAATCCTGCGATGTGAGGTTGACTGGGCCGACAAGAGTCGGACTAGTCAAAGTCGCGCCCTCGGCTCGAACAAAGCCGCCGCCTGTTCCGTTTTCGTCGGTGAGTGCCGATGCTAGGTTTGCGCTTGTTGGTGTCGCGAGGAAGTTGGCTACGTTTGCCGCTGGGGTTGTCGTTGCGAGCGTTGTAAGCCCAAGAGCCGTTCTATGCGCTGCCGCCGCTCCTGTTCCGTAGGTGTAGCTTGTGGAGTTAAAGGTGGTCGCTGTCCCGCTTGGAATAGTCAGGTTACGCCCTCCTGCACTCCAAGTGAGGCAAGGTTGCATACTGCCATCGACAAGCGATGCGCCGCCGCTTTCAACTGCTGCAAAGTTGGTGCTTTTTACTGCTGCGCTTGCGTGCGATGTCTGGATGTGAGCCGCTGAACCTGCGGTTGAAATTGTAGCGTTGGCGCCTTGAGTGTAGATCGTTGCATTTGCTCCTTGCGTGCCGATTGTCGCTCCTGCTCCTGCTGTGTAAATTTGCGCTGATGCTCCAGTAGTGTAAATCTGAGCTAGCGCACCTTCGGTAAAAATTTCAGCCCCCGATCCAAGCGTAAAAATATGCGCATCTGTCCCCTGCGTGTAAATTTGTGAATAATCACCGTTTGTGTAAAGCTCGCCGCCTACTACTTCCAAGTCGGCAATCGATAAATTTGCCGTGCCGTCCGATGTCGTTGCGCTGGTTACGCTGTTCGGACCTGCTGCGCCTGCTGCGCCTGTTGCGCCTGTTGCGCCGCGCGGGATCGTGAAGTTAAACACCGCCGCGCTAGTCGTGCCGCTGTTTGTAACGCTTGCGTTTGTCCCAGCTGCGCCTGTGGTTGTTGTGCCGACTGCTACTGTTGCCGATGTTCCTGCCGCGCCTCTTGCCCCAGTTGGTTCAACGGTAATAACCCGCACTGGGCATTCTCTCTCGATGTGGATGTGAATTGTGTCGCTCATTATGCTTCTCTGGTTACTGTTGTCGCAACTGTTACGGTGCCACCGATCCATCTCAAAACTTGCGCGTCTCCGTCTTCCATGCGCAGATCCCATGAGTATGATCCAGCCGCGATTGCAAGCGTTTCCGCAGCTGATAGCGTTAGCGAAATTTCACCGATTGCAGCATTTGTTTCGATGATGACAAATTCACCAACGGCAGTTCCCGCGCTGTTCTTGATTTGCGCTCGCAATGCGTAATCGCTCAAATCAATCGGCACTTGCTTTTGACAATCGCTATACATGACTATCCTTTGCGCAAAATCCGTGTCATTTTCAATGTATAAATCAAGTAAAGTCATGAGTTGATCAAGTTGGTTACGCTTGCGCGGTTCTGATTCAGCATTTTCAAGATGCGATTATATCTTGCCATGTGTCCCGTGTCAATCTTATATAGCGCATCATCGTTTAATCCGTAGTCAAGCGGGACGCTGAAAACTGGTGCAACGCTTTTTTTAATGGTTACGCATTGACTGGTCAAAAACCACCCAATGATTGCATCATCAGCGATGGCAGAATCTTGATCTTGACTTATGCAATAAGCAAAAAACTTCAAAAGCTTTGATTTATCAATATCTCCGCGCTTAACCATAATTCCGCGCCAAGCTTCTGGAATGGTTTGAGATTGAGCCTCTACAGTTGCATTTGCTAATGCCGTCGATGATTTGAATACGCTGTATTCTCTCACCATTCGCTCAATCATTTGGCATGAATAGTGGTTGTCATCATCAATGATCAAAATCAAATCGTTTTCATCCGTGACAAAATCCAATGCCCCTATCCATTTTGTAATAGATCCACAATCATCACAGCGATGGACATGCACAATATCAGACATGGCAGCAAGCTCTGACACTAAAGATTCCTCGTATATTTCGCCCGTTCGATGTAATTTGTAAGGGATAGATAAAACAATCCCAGCAGGTTTGATTCTGTTATCCAAAATCGACTGTATTGCTTGTTTTGCATTTGCCAGCCTGCTCGGTGTAATCGACATGCACGCCCATACTTTGCGATCCGTCTTATGTATTGGAGAACCTTTTTTCAAGTGCATCATTTCAGCGTAAGCAAGCTCGCGCTTTTCTGGATCTCTACCATGAATTCCACAGTGGATGACCATGGCGCGATTTCCTTCGTAAGTATCAGCTCTCCTCACAAGGGAGTTGTAAAACAAATGCACGCCGTTTGGGTATAGCGTTCGGATTGCATCGCATATCAAAACGTCCTCATCCCCTTTTCGTCCGCATAAACTTTTTTGCAATTCGATCTCCAGCATTACTTCTCGACGAATTGCGTATGATATGCCAAGAAAACGATTTGGTCTTTCTCGCCACTGTATGCCAGTTGCTTTGACGTTTTGATCTGTAAACGGGTCAAACATGCCTCCCATCAAGTGCCATGCGTCCACATCCAATTTTGCAACAATATCGGCATTTGTTTTGAGCATTGCGTTTATCATGCCACTGCCGCCATTATAATCCCAGTCCGCAATAACAATTGGCAAACCGTAAGACTCCTCAACTGGATCTTTCCTATCGTTGCCAAGCCACAATTCAACGTCTGGATAGATTTTACGCCATTGGTCAATAAATAAAGGAAGCATTTTTTCATCACGCTTCCCACAAATCACGATCGCTGCTGTCGTTTCTTTTTTCATATAAGTTACACCATCCCGCCGCCTCTTCCACTTCTTCCAGAACATCCTGCGGTGAACGAAATTGAATCAGATGTAATCAATCCATCTTTCCAAGTAAGAACAATGTTTGAATTTCCATCGCAATCAACGTGTGTAAGTTCGCCATCGTTGTCATTGCCGCGAATTGTAATTGCAGCATCTCCATCTTCGGCGATAACTTGCACTTGTGGCAAGGTGTCTCGCTGCTTTATGAGGCGAAATTGTATTGATTCGATCGAGTCTTTGGTTTCTCCGTCTGGCAAAGGCATGATAATTGGCTCGCCTGCTCCAGCTAATTGAACAATTGTTTTAAGCCAATAAACGTCTTCCGCATCATCATAATTATGACCAACTGGTCTTAATTCCCCGTCAACGTCTGGTTCCTTGTTTTTGAAATTTATCCGCTCAGAATAGTGATCAATGTTTTCCCCGGTGTGAAAGTTTTTGATTCTTGGATTGCCCTCTGGTAATTCAAAAACCGCGAGCTTGTAATAATAGCTTCCGTCTGCTCCTCCAAATTGGAATCCCTCTGGCTTCCAATGCTCATGCGCCTTTTCGTCCTCGTCAACTAGCAAGTCTGGGACTCCTTGTATCACTCCTTTTTTGTCGCATTCAAAAAATACGTAGATTGCCTGACCAGCCTCAATTGGAAGCCAAGTTACTTCGCCGCCGTCATACGTTATTTTGTCAACCTCGTGATATTTCAGCGAAGGGTCTTCCATGACTTGCCGTTCCACGACATAGCCCTCGCCAACTGAAACTTTGTATGTTGGATCTCCTTCGCCGCCCGATGGCTCTATTTTCAGCGATACTTCAAACGCTTGCTTTTTTTGCGAAAATGCAGAAAACCGATCGGGGTATTCCCGTTTCGATAAACGCTTCACCGCTTGGTTCAATTTTGCAATGTCACTTGCTAAAATCTTTTCTCCTCTGCGCGGGTCTTGGTTGTTTCCAACTGGGGTGTTTGATCTCATGGCTCGTAAAGCAAATTGTTGTCTGGAGTGTCGTCAATTGTCATCCAAGTGCGCGTCCATGTCACTGGGTTGTCGCTGCTCTTTGTTTCGCTCGCTCCTGACATCATCCAGATTTTGTCTGGAGGCGATGGCGGGTTATTTGGCGGTGTATCAATTTTGCCCATGTCAGCCACTTTTGCATCCGACAAGCCGCCTTGATCCGTTCTTGTTTCAGTGTATTCGCTCACTGGCTCATTGTAAGTCCTGACACCTCGGCGAATGATCAAGTCAAACCATTGCAATGATTCACCGTCTGTGATCGTTCCAATTTCAAAGCCACTATAAACATCGGTGATTGTAACCGTGCCGCTTTCATCATTCCATCGAGCTGTGCCATTGTAAAGTTTGACGATAAAATCTTTGTCGGCAGGCACTCCAATGTTGACAAATTTCGGATGCTCAATCGTTGGTCTTTCCGATAAAGTTGTATTCAAATCATAAATTGTTTCGCGCTCGGTTTGTCCTTCGTCACCTTCAAACCACCCGACAAGCTGCAATGTTACAATGTCGATCCCGTTGCCGCCGCCGTTTTCTTCAAATTCATGGCTTTCGATAAGCAATACGCCAAAAGGATCGGGCGCGTCTGGGTTCACAGTTGCCAACGTGTTTCCTTTCAAAAACAAAGCGCGTTCTGAGTCGTATGCGCCGTGCCGAAGGCTGAAAGATTGGCTTCCTTTGACCCTGCCTGTCGCGTCAATTGTAACGCGAAAATCATTTCTTGCCGTTACGTCTTCTAGTCCAAATCCGTTAATACTCATGAGTAAAGTGCGCCTCCATCGCGTGCTATTCTTGTCAAAATTTCGTTTGTTTTCATGATCTCTTTTGTTGGGTCAATCGTTGCCACTTTGTCTCCAGCTCCCATTCCGTTACTCGATAAAAAGCTTGGCAATCCAATTGATTTTTTGATTCCTGTTCCAATTGATTCTCCGATACCTTCAAACCATTTATTGATTGATTGCATGATGCCAGAATCGCTAAAAACTTCCAATGCTTTGGCAAATTCTGCTTTCAACAAATATCCAAGTTTTGAAAAATCTGATGATTGAATTGCTGCGTCAATGCCATCAAAAAGCCGTTTTATATAGTTGCTTTCATTGCTGCCGCCCATTGCGTTAAACAATGCCAAATTTAATCCGCGCCACAGTTGCGGGATGCGTGCAAATTGATCTTGCACTTCTCCGAGCTTTGCCGCGCTTTTATCAATGTTGTCGGCAAATGCTCCAGTCTCCTCGTTGACCTGATCGAAAACTTGCGTGTTCTTAAAAAGTCGGATCAATTGACGACCCATTTTCGCCCCAAAAATATCACTCATGACATTTTCCAATCCGTCAAAGTCAGCACCGAGCGCAGAGACTGCTTTGCCAATCAATTCAAATTGTTGCATCGTCGAAAGACCTTTCAAGTCTTGCATTTTCACCCCGATGCGAGCAAATGATTTTTGCAGTTCTTCTCCGCCATGCGATGCGTCATAGATGTTATCTTTCATCGTTGACAACATGTTGGATGCGCTGACATTGGCACCGGCAATTTCCAAAGCGCGATTGAGCTTGATGATCTCGGCAGTTGTCGATCCTACTTGCAATGCTGCGTCCTCGGCTTCACCAGCAAAATCCGCAAGAGAGTTAATGCCAGTTGCAGCCTTGATAATGATACCCTCAAGCGTTTGAGATGCCGCCAAACCTGCCCCCATGGACATGCCTTTGCCAATGTTGCGGAACATGCCACCAATTGCGCCAAAGCCTTTTTTGACTTCGTTTCCGTCGAATCCGACCTTTACTGTTGTTCCGATAGCCATGCGTCAAATTTTGATTCTAGTTGTTCAAATTTCTTGTTGGTTTCATCTGATTCCACCGCTTCTTTATACCTCATCATCGCGCCATTTCTGACGGATTCAGCATAAATTATTTGTATTGTCCTTGCAAGCTCTGTGTCCCAAATTAGCAAGTTTGGATTTATGCCGTGCCTCAATCCGAAAAATTCGATCATAGCTAGGATGCACGGCTGATCTCCTTTCCCGAATTGTTGATGGCTTCCATCGTCGCTGCGCCAAGTCTTTGCGTGATTTGACCCAATATGCTGACAACTACTTCATCAATGCTGTCAGAAAATTCAGCTGCAAAATCAGCCAAAATTTCGTTCCGCTGTTGCTTGGTTTTTTTGATGTATTCGCGGATTTCATTGCTTTGCAAATACATGACGTAAACGATTTCGATTGAGTCAATGATCATATCTCCATCGTCCGTGGTTTCGCAAAAATGCCCATTCCCGAGCGTTTTCAACGTGATATACCTACCAGCCCCCAATGGCTTCAACTCTCGATCTCCGAGCTTCTCTGAGCCAAGCCATGCGCCAAGTAATACTTTGTCTCTTTCGTTCATCCGTTTAGTCTATTTCGTAGTTCTTTTTGTTGGTGCTTTGGAAGCGTTAAATCAATCAACGTCCTTGCATCACCGTTTGTCATGAAAATTTCCCGCCGCGCTTTGTTGTGCAACTTAAAAAGCTGATCCCGATTGCAAATATACGCCAATGCGTAGCTCTCTGGGTTGTCTGGAAATGCCGCAACGTGATCCGATGCAATCTGCAAATTGGTTACATGCCCAATGCTAAAAATTGATTGTGCCAAATCAATCCAGTCGGCAATTGACATTTTAGCTGCCCCTCTGCGGATAAATTGTGATACTTGATTAAGACCGTGATCAGATGGCAGCAAAGTGTTATTAGACCAAGCTTTTGACATCACGTTTGCATCAAGCTTGCCGTCATTGCTTACTGTCTGAAAATGATATCTGCTGTAAACGTTTCCGTTTTCGTGCGATATTAGCGAACATGGCTTTTGCTCATCCATCGAAAATCCAATGGTGAGCAATGCCGATGCAAAGTGTATGTCTCCTGTGTTAAACGTATGCATAAAATTATGATGCCGTATATACTACGGTTGTGTCGATACCTGGCTTATAAACGCCAGTCAAATCGCCAGTCTCGAAGCCATTGTTTGTGCGTCCCATTGTTGCTCCAGTGATGACTACTCCAGCGTTTGTAACTGGTGTCACTTTGAGAATGTCAGTATAAACTGTGCTGCTGTCTGCCGTTGCGTTAGCTAAAACAATCACGTCTGCGATGCCGACGACCATTCCAGCACCTTTTGTGGTAATAACACCATTAAAGGTGACATCAATTGCTTCGTTGGAAATTGCCATGCCGACATCTTGCCCAACGTGGTTTGGCGCGAATGCGGTTTCGGATGTGCCAGCAAAACTAATGCTGGCGATAAAAAGACCTGCGGAAGTTGCTTCGCTGGCAGCTCCAAATTTTGCGGTAGAATATACGGTTGCGCTCATGAATTTTGTGTTGTTAAAGTTTGCACCCAGTGCATAAAAAAGTGATGTTGCTGACTCGGTTATCTGAGTCACCTTCTGTATTCATATCAAAATCTCTTACTTGAAAAATTCTGCAATTTTCGATGTTTGCATCACACCAAGAAACTAGTTCTTCGTTGTCTCCGAGGACATTGTAAAGCGTTTCTTCTAATTCTGTCACGACCACATCTTGAGGCACGCTGATGATTCTTGCACTGATTCCAAGCTCTAAAACACCTCGCAAAATTTCATGCTCTCTAGTTCCTGAGCATGTCAACTCGATGTATGTTGGATCAAGTTGTTCTGCGTCCCCATCAATACTGATTTCCACATCGTCGATTGTCTCGGCAATGTATTCTCTAAGTGCTATCAGTATTAAGGTTGAGGTCATTTCAGTTTTTTGGTTGCTGCTTTCTCATACCATTTCACAGTTTTTTTCAAACCAAACTTAACCGCTTTTTGCTTTTGAGAATCGCTCAAAACGGTTTTGTCAGCCGAATGCTGTGAGTTATTTTCCAAAATTGTCTCAGATGAAAAAAGTGATCTTTTCTTCTTTGTGTCTCCTAGTCTTGCGAATTTCTGCGCATATCCAAGAAAGTTTTTGCCGATCGTGATTTTGCCTTCGCCTTTTTGTTGCGATGACAAATTCAAACCTGCCCCGATCCATGCACCTTTGGCTCTGCCGATTTGCTCTGCCTTTATTTCTACTGCTTGCTTGAAAGTGTTATAATGCGTGGTTGGCTTTTTGTTCTCTGGGAGTGTTATTGTTCGCCGCCGCTGTTTTGTTCTTTTCGTCTCTACAAAAGCAATAAGCGATTGCGGATCTGGAAAGTTAACCTTTGCGCTTGGCTGAGCAATCTTAACGACTTTTTGCATGTCCGAAATGATTGCACCAAGCTGGGTGTTGTAAGCTTTTTTCCCACGTCCAAAAGCCTGTGTTGCACCAGCAAGCTCACGAGCAATCGAGACACCCCACCTCAAAACTGATTGATCTGTCGAGTCTCCAAAATCTTGCGATGCTTTTTTGAGCGATGCGGCAAGTTTCTGTTGGTCAACTGTCAATTTCATGCTTTGGTTACTGTCTCCAATCTCAAAGTTGTTAGCGTTCCACCTTTTACAATTTCAGTCAGTCGAAAAGTTTTACCTCTTGCAATTGCTCGCTTTCCAACTGCCATTGACGGGTAAACCGCTGCCAGTTCGGAGTTATCAACGACAACTGAAAAAAGCGATGTCGGCATGAATCCAGTGTTAGCGTAATCGGCTGATATTGCATCTTCCGACATAACACCATAGACATTCGCTGATCCGTCAATGACAAGCAACTCTTTGCCAATGGTGGCAGATGCTGATGCATATCCAGACTTCGCGAATGTCGTTAGTGCGCTCATTTACGTTTTGCCTTTTTTGTTGTTACAATTGGTTTTATCTCAATTTGCTTTTTAGGGCATACGACAAATTCCACGGTTGTTGGCATCCGGTAAACTCTTGCTTTCTCCATGGTTTCATCGGCGATAGATTGCGCAACTTTTAGCGCGGAGGTGTAACCCTCCACGCTTTGGATGCCTTTGCTATGCACCAGAATGAACATTAAGGAGTGAGAGTGAGAATCTTGAGTGCCGATCCGTCAGCTTTCGAAGCACCGAACATGACATCGTAGGAAGCCCAAAGCGAACGGCTTTGACGGCTGACCCACATGTTCATTTGCACGGACAAGCCAAGGTCAGGAATGACTACGGTTTCTTGACCTACCATGTCGGAAGCAACTGCGGATTGAACTGGAACGCCAGATGCAACGGCGATTGCTTGCGGCGAGCAAGCGAAACCGCGAATGTTGGTGCCTGCACCACTCCAACGGTTGTTGTAGGTGAAAAGGTCAAAGCCATACATGCCAACGTTCATTCCCCCGGCTGCGACATGGAAAGCTTCCAAGTTGGCGGGAAGGAATTGAGCGTAGATGCTGCCGTCAAAAATTACGTTGCGAACATCGCCATCTTTCAGGGCTGCCCAGAGTGTTTTCAGGTCAGCAACTCCAACGTCTGCGGCGGTGTCTTTATCGACAACTGCGGAGCCGAAGTTGGTGGTTGTGACTGGAGTCAAAGCAACGTCGATAATTTTGTTTGCCAATTGATGCAAGTTGATTTTGGCGATGTTTTCAAGGCGGAAACCTTGGTTAAGCTCATCGTTGCTCAAAGCGAACGAGTTGCTGTATTGGTTGACAGTAACTGCTACGTTGTCGAGAGTGCTATTGCCGCTCTCAAAGTCGGTTGCGTTAGTCTGAGTGGTTCCACCAGCGGTAGCAATCGGGACTTGGATTGTGGCGCGTGGTTTTACGGGTTCAGCCGAAAAATCTTTCGAGAAAGAATTAAGCGGAGCGAGGCGGGATTGCAGAACGGTGATCGCGGCATCGCGAAGAACGTCTGTTACCAATGCGGAGTCAAATGTATTAGCCATTGTGTTTTAGTTTATTTGTTGAGTTTGTCCCAATTTTTGAGCGTTGCCTCTAGGCGAGCTTTCGCATCGGGAATAGCTGCGATTTTTTCGCGCAGTTGTGATGCGCTTAAATTGTTTTCTTTGGAAACTTCCAAGTTGATTGGAGGATGACCAGCCTCGGCAAGCAAAGCAGTTGCTTTGTTGGTTGCGCTTTGCTCGGCTTCTGCAATTGCTTTTTGAGCTGCTTCAAGCTCTGCTGCTGATTGCTCAGATTGCGCAGTGATTGCTTCTTCACGCTCTGCAACGGTTGCTGTGGCGTTGTCACGCTCTGCTGTGACCGCTGCAAGTGATGCTTGCAAGTCTGCAATGGTCTGAGAGTTTTGAGCGTTGAGGTCTTGAGCCTCGGCGAGTGATGCTTGCAATTCCGTTGTTTCAGACTCCAAAAGCCCGATTTTTGAAAGTGCTGCTTCGTGGTCTTTTTTGGTTACGAAAAACGACATGCGATTACAATTGCATAAAAGTTGCATTAAGTCAAGCGGGAATTTTTAACCCGATGATTTCATCGACTAAGCCAAGTTGCAAAGCCCGATCTCCAGAATACCAGCCTGCACGGAAAACTTCTTCGTCAACGTCTCGTTGCTCTGAAACAAACGATTTAAACGTTTCGCCAAATTGGTTTGCGGATTCTTGCAAAAATGCTAATTGCTCTGCGTTTGGCTCCAGATGGAAAGTTGATTTCAGCGTTGCGCCTTCGTTGGTAATTGCTTTTTCTTGCAATCCGTTCATGCGGTGGTTTTCTGAGTAATCAGTCCATGTCATGATTGTGCCGATGTTGCCGATCTGTGCTGTCTCGGTTGCTGCGATGTAATCGGTTGCACTTGCGAGCATGTAAGCCGCTGAGCAAGCGCAAGACGTGACAAATGCCACTGTCGGCACGGATAACGAAGCGATAAACCGAGAAAGCTCAATAGCACCATTTACGCTGCCGCCGCCGCTGTTGATTCGTAGTTCGATTGCACCGGCTCCAGCCATGATTGCGCCTTCAATCTCAGCGCGGATCGTGTTGTATGTGGTAACGATTCCAACTTTTTCGTAGATCGCTGGAACGTCATTTGTGAGCAATCCTTGAATTGAAATGATGCCAACTCCATCAACGATTTGAGCCGCTGGGCGCAGTTGGTAAAAGTCGTCAATCTCAATATCGTCGATTGATGCTGTAATTGCTTTTCGGTAATGCAATGCATCGCAAGCAAAAATCTGCTGCGGTGCTAGTAAATTATTGAGCTGGTTCATCTGGTTGGTTGATTGGTGTTGCTGTTTCGTTTGGCGTTAGCATGACCATTTCGCGGTCGTCGATTATTACGTTGTCTCGATCTGCAATCTCTTGCGCAATCCGTTTGCGCAATGATACTTCTTCCGCACGCTCTCTGTAAAACTCATCAATTGGTTTTCCATTCGATGCTTGGATCTCGGTCATGTTGATGGTTCCGAGCTTGTAACCCTCGCGCATTGCTTGCTGCTCCCGTCCGTCATCAACGGTCAAGATTGGAGGTGTCGAAAAGATCCAAGCAAACGGCGCATCAACCTGGTTGATACGATTGGTCTTGCGAAAAACTGAATAAGCATAAGTCAGCATTCTGCGTGCTGCGTATTTTAGTGTTTTTTGCCGGCTGACAATTGCACGGCGAGCACGTAAAACGTCTGCGCGTTCCGCTGTGCCTTGTCCCGCTGCTTTCCACACCATCGAGTAAGACCACTTGATTCCAACAAGTGCGCTTCGGATCATGCGGTCATGAAAAGATTCCCAAACTTCACCGGGGTTTTCGTGTTTCAATTGAGTTAATCCGCTGCCAGAATTGGCTTTAAAATAACGGATTTGACCTTGCTCATAAGTCTCGGTTAAAACACCCGATTGATTGTTGCAACACGCATCGTCGTTGGCTGGGTCATCAAGATCAGCACCGCCAATTTCATTGTTTTCAATGAGTCCAATGCTGGAAATAATCATTTGTCGAACTCGCTCGTATTCCGTTGATTGCAAGCAATGGCGCAAATCCTCCAATGCATGCGTAAATGCTGGGAATCCGCGCCCTTGCTCTTGATAAACTTCGTCCATGAGGTGAATCACAGAATAGGCTGGAACGTCATTGAATTGATCAACATCGTCACCAGTAGAGATTCGGTAAGCAATTGCACGTTGTCTGCCATCATAAATAACGCCATCGCGAATGATTGATCCAGCGTATGCTCCAGAATCAAGCGGTTGATTGTCTGGCACTCCTTTGTTGTTAACTGCGTAGCCGGGTATTTGCTGGATCAATGGAAATTCTCCGCTTTCATCGGTCGTCAAAAGCAAAAAGCTGTCCCCGTCTCGATCCATGCCAACGCTTGCATTGTTCAAAATGCTTTGCCAATCACGCAAACCGCCTCTGACATCGCAGTTTGGGAACCATACGTTGCGGAAAAAATCCGCTGCCGCTTCTCCATCTGCTTTATCAACCTTTCCAACGTAAGACGGCAAAAATGCTTCGCCTACCGAAAAGTCTGCTTTTTGCAAGATCGCGGCGCGTGGCACTCCCATGTTTGTAAATAAACGTCGAGACAATGCCGCCAGCGTGTTGCGGTCATGCATTGGAATCAGCTTGTTTACGTCAATGTTTGGCGTCCGTAAGACTGGTCCACGGCGCGGCGATTGCGTTGCTGCGTGTGCAAATTTAAGTGAGTTTCCGTATTGATCAACTAGCATAAATCAGGACTGATAACCTCCAGAGTAAAAGGTTCTGTTTGGGTTTGAAAAACGATTGTGATCAACGTGCCACAAAGCGCGTTCAATCATTTTCAGCTTGTCGCCTTTTGTCATTGTGACAGTTTTACCAAAGCTTTGACCGTTAACCGTTGCGCTTGTGATTTCGCTGGCTCCGTCTGATCCTGTGGCGATTTCTAGCGCAAGTCTGCCGTATTCCGCGCGGATCTGCGCTTGCATCGCTTGATTATACCGCATGGCTTTTGCCACCGATAACGCCGTTTCGGAAATGCTCATGAGTTACAATTGCAAATTTTATGCAATAAGTCAAGCCGAAATTCCGAAAACCCCTTTGAGGTCTGCAACGGCAACGCCGTAATACTGGCAATCGAGCAAATGGTTTGCTTTTTTGATTTGCTTCCAATAGGTCGAAATTTCGCCCGTTTTTGCGTTCACCGCCTCAACTTTGATTTCCGATTCCATGTGCGCTCTGTATGCCGCTGTCACGTCATCTGGGGTGATAATCCGCCCAATACCGCGCAATCGTTGCATCATGTCTTTGTAAACCTTTGTGGACACAAAGAAATAACGTGCCGTCTTGCCATTGCGACATGTTTTGTAATTGTAACGGGAATAGGTTTTTTGAATGATTTTGCCAGATTGCGTCTTGTGTGGAAATGATTCTCGCTGATCGCCCCTAATCCCGATCCATCCGTTGCGCTCGCAAATGTCCAATGATTCGTCAAAGTTCCACGAGCTGTCCACATAAACGCAATTGTCAGCAATGCCAAGCTTGGTTTGCACGGCGCGAATGTCGCTTTCTTCGTGCAAATATCCTTCGCTCAAAACATGGATTTTGCCATCATGCGTTCCAACTTGTGCAACGTGCCAGAAATGGTCTTTGCCTCGGTCGCAAGTCATAAATCGGCATGCCTCGCCATCCAGCTTGTCAGCGTTGATTTCTTCCTTGGTATATCCTCCGCTGGTGATCTCAGCCCGTTCCTCGATCCGTTCTTCGTCCCAAAATTCCGCACGGTCTTTTTGCACAAATTGTTTGTAAGGTTCGATGACTCCAGCTTTCAATGCTGCCATTGCTCTTGTTTTCCGCTCCCACATTTCACCCCATGACACCCACCAAACCGCTAGGCGATTGAATGTTGCGTAAACCGTGCCTTGCTCAGTTCCTTTTCGAGTCATGACGTATTGCGCAGAATCGCATAAATCGCGCCTGTTTCGCGTTGTGTCCTCGATCTGATGCTCGCATGCCGCGCACTTCATCCGCGCCGTTTGCTTGGTCGCTAAGTAATCCAATTCCCCGTCAACGGTTATTTCATCAACTTCGATTTGAGAATCACAATACGGCTGGAGCGTGTCGCAGTTTGGGCATGCAAAATGGAAATGATACTCATCGCCTTTTTGCGTTTCTGCGTAAAACTCAGATTGTTTTTTGCCACCTTGCGAAATGAGATAGCCTTTGCGGTTCCAGCGGTCGTGATGCCGTGCGAAAAACTCTTTGATCAAACCGTGATCCCATCGCCATGCTTCATCGCCAAAAAGGTAACGGCAAGAAGCCTCTTGGAAGTTTGACATGTTGGCACCTCCAAAGCTCATCGCCATATGCGGAAAGATTATATCAAGCTTTCTGCTTGCGTGCCGATCCTCGGGCCATAGTCCATCGAGTGCTTTGCATGCCATCAATGACGGTTTAAGTCGTGTCTCAACAAAGATTTTTGCCTTGTCGTTTGATTGGCAAGCGTAAAGTGACCGACCAGGGTTTTCTGCTGCAATGTAATTGTGCAATGCTTCCACCGCTGTGGATTTGCCAGATCCAGTCGGAGCAACTACAATTACTTTTTTCACCTTGCTATCTCCCATCGCGTCCAACGGCATTCGCCACCACGGGTATTGATTGACATCGTAAAATGGTGCGCGTTCCGATCCGATGACCTTTACGTTTTTCATGCACCAGTCTGAAACGCTCAGATTTGTTGGTGGTCTAATCGCGCGTCGAAATTCATCACTCATAGCTCAGATTTGTCCAGTGCGTTTTGACGTTTTTGGATGTTGATCCAAAGCTCTGATTGCGAGTCCGAAAGTTCCTCCAAAATGCCTCGGCAGGTGTCCATCAAAATTGATTCCATCGTTGCTGGGTCTTGTCCTTCAAGTTGTCCCGGCATGTCATTGGGAATACGCATGATCGCAGTTCTGACCGCTACGCCAATCGCGCTATCACGTTCGCGGATCTCGCCAAGCGGTAAAGTTTCCATGCGCTCGTTCGCCAATTTGACTTCAACCATCTGCGCATCGAGGTATGCTTTCTTCGCTTTCGATTCTTCAAGCGGTGGGATGCCTTCGGCGAGCGAAACTTCTTTTCCGCTGATGCCTTGCAAATATTTGATGTAATCCGTTGCCGTGTCCGGTAGATCGTATTGGTTTTGCGAGTTTTTGCGCAAAATTCCCATTTTCGTCAATTCGGCGATGCGTTTTTTCGTGATGTTTAGCACGTCACAAAGTTGCATCGTTCCCACGCTCGCGAGCTTTTCAAGTCTTGGTCTGCCCATAATTTCCTATGCGCAAAAATAGCACGTTCACTAGTAACGCGCAATTGCAAAATTGTTGCATTAAAAGAGAACGCGCGACTCTGCGCGTGGAACAAAGCGAGAACCAAAAAGATTCCTTAGTGGGGGTTATATGTATCAATGACTTTTTGCTACATCGTAAGGCATTGCAAACTAATTGCGAGCGTGGAACAATTTATAATTTGTTTTGAAATGGCAAATTTTCGATTGGATCGCAGCAAAATTCATCGCTATGCAATTGCAAATTGATTGCAATAAGAGTCCAACTCTAAAAGAAAACGAAAAAGAAAAGCAAGCGTAGTGTCTTTTCAATTTTAATGATCGAAATGAAAAAACGTCAAGCACAAATTTCAAATAGCAAAATATGCATAGTCGTAAAAAAGCACCGCCCGTTTGAGCGATGCCTTTTCAGCGTGTTGCGCATGTGTGCTTACTTGGCGCGATTTGCTTTGGTTGCTGCTTGTGGCTTTATTGATGCAAGTGCTTTTTGTAGGCTTTTAGGCATACACTCATCGCCATGAACACTTGACTGCAAATGATCGTTGTATTCATGCATTGCAATCTCTTTTTGCATCGCTAGCTCAGATTTTCTAGTTTTTCTTTGGTTTATTTTGTGTTTCATTTTGTATATATGATTTAATTTGATTTTTCCTGCTCTCTTTTTTCGCGCCTGCGTTTCAATAACGCGATATAAAACGGATCGGAATCAAGCTTTTTCCAGTCATCACTGAATTTAGGATCTCTCGATTTGGCTTCCTTGATAGACGGTGGACGCTGGTCAATGCTGCTTACTTTGTATTTTATTTTTGATTTCTTCATATCTCATTATTTTTGATTCTTAATTCGCCCCCTATCCCGCCGCCTGAACATTGACGGGTATAGGAGGCATTAGTTCCCGTCAGTCACTCGACTGGGAGAGTGTTAGCGCGGTTTTTGCCGCATCGTAAGCTTTGACCATGGCGCGAGCCTGTTCGATCTTTTGGCAATTGCGCCTAACTGTGGCGTGATCCGTGCTGAAAACTAATGCGATCCGCGAGTAAATCCATCCTCGGTCACGCATGACAGCCTGCACGACTGCGCGAGCGTCTGCAACTTCTTGCACTCGGCTTTTGCTGGTGATTTCGTCTTGGTCAACGTCCATTTCTGCCGCTACGATTTCGATGATGTCTGAGATTTTCATGGGTTTGATTTCACGAAAACGCCGTCGATCATCATCCCGTTGCGCTTGCTAATTGTATCGTAAGCCATTTGGAGACATTCTTCCAGAGTGAATCCATACATTTCACAGACCCCAATCAAGGTGACTACTGTATCGCCAATGCCATCTTTGATTTCGTTGAGAAGATCAAGACATTCGTCAACGCCAACCCCAGATTGTAATTCCACAATCGCACCTAGGTATTTTAACTTGACTGCCGCATCTCGCGTCTCGGTTAGTTCTTCCTGGGTCTTTTCGAGTTGTTTCAGCGGTGTGCTGTTCGCGATGATCCCCTTGTCGTGGAACCATTGTCTTGTTTTTTCGATTAGTTCGTTCATATTTATTATTGATTTTTGATTTGTTGTTTGTGCCGCTTCGCCATACCGTCCCACGATACTTCATAGGCTCTCTCCCATGCGGGGTTCCGATTGGCTAGCAATACCCACCAGAAGCTTTTACGCTTGCGGAAAAGGTGCGAGATCCGCGCTTGCTTTTGTTTGTTTTTCATTCGATCCATTTTCCGATTGATCGCAGGTAAGCAGTTGCCCACTGCTTAGCTGTTGCCCACGCTGGTTCGTTTGCTGTGTTTTTTGGATCTTCTAGCACTTCTAGGTAGAGAAAGTCTCTTAGCAGTTCTTTTCGAGGGTGCAACAGCATAGCTTCGTGCATCGCGTTGAAATCGTTGCAGTAGTCTGGGACATCCCACGGTGACGGCCCGTATCCTTTGATCAATTCCTTGGTTGTAGGTTTGCGAGCGTCAGGCGGGTAGCCATGTGGCTTGCACCCTTCTACTTGCCCAAGGCACGTCCAACCACACGCTTCCGCGATGGAGATGTTGATTTGTTCGTCAGTCATTTTGCTGGTGTCAGCAACATGATCAACCCACTCCATCAAGCTGTCTTTCCAGTAATCGGCGTAGGGGGGGTGGTCTATGCTAATGGCGTGTTCACCAACATCTGGATAAAACGCAAAAATACCAACATCTGATGTGCCTGTCGTGTCGGGTTCTCCATCATAATGCCAAACGGTTCCATCTTCATCCTGCGCGATATACCTGGGCTTCTCAACCCCCGCCGCTTTGCACGCAGCGAGCAGGGATTCCGATAGTTCTTTTTCTGGTGTGTTCATAGTCTCGATATTTGATACTTGATGAAATCCGCTTGAGTCAATAACCCGCTGATCTCCGCATGTTTGCGCTCGATCTCGGCGCGTTCGTCGATTGGAAACAATGGATACTCTGGTCGCTGCATTGTCGCCTCAAGCTTGTCAAACTGCCCCAGCAGCTCAGCCTCCAGCGCGGTGGCTAGTTCTAGCGCGCGTTCATTCATGTAATTCTCCTTTCGTGGCTGCTAGGGCTTGTTTGGCGTTCAATACATAGCCATGCCATCTTTCTTGCACACGTTTACTCAAAGGATTCAGTGTTACGAACGGGCCGAGAGCCTCAGCCAACGCATCGCGCTGCTTGGTGGTTTCCTGCAACTTGCAAAGCATTTCATCCTCGCTGTATTGGTCGCAAGCTTTCTTGTAATGGTCACGTTGTTTGGTGACTTCTGCAAGCTCACGTTTTAGCGCATTGATTGCTGCCTTGGCGGCTTCTCGCTCATAGGGGTCGATCTGCTTTGCGAGGTTAACAACATCCTCTCGCAGCTGCCTGTTGGCGAGGGTAAAAGCGTCACAAGTATCGCATCCATTTTTTTTACTTTCGGCAAGCTCACGCTCTAGCTTCTGTGCGTCCTGAATTGGCACCATGTATTCGCCAGAGAAAGCCATGCGCGTTGCTGCGTCTGTCCTCGGTGTATCACTCATGGGAGCCTCCTTTCACGCCGTATGCGCTTCCCTGCGCGTCCCTGCCGTCAAGGTCGGTCGGTGGTAGATCATAGCCGGTGTCCCCTGGCTGATGCGTTGCCCATAGGAAAACAATGTGCAATAGCGAGACGAGAATCGCTATGATTCCAATTGTGATTATGATTTGGTCGATGGTGGTCATTGTTCTGTGTTTTCTTTGCTGAGGGTTTCGATTTTTTGAGTCAGCCAGCCGAGATTTGTTGCGTCGTTAGCTGGTGATGGCATGTAGATCGCATTGCGTAGGTCGCGCATTGCGTATTCGAGCAGGAGCTTTGCCTGCGCCTCGGTCAGGTTCTGGATTTGGTCTTGGATTTGGTCTTGCATCTGGATTAGATGTTACGAGTTGAATAAATGTGCGACTCGGTGCCGTCATTGTTTTTGAAGCACTTTCCGTATTCGCCGATGCGCACTGTTTTTTTCGCGCCTGATTTCAGCGTGACTTCGATTTCGCCAAGCAAGCTGATTTCTTTGCCGCCGATGATTTCAACTGTGCTGTTGAGAGTGTT